CCTTTTCATAACATTATCAATTTTTTGAGACTTATCAAACTTAACATCTTTTTGCAACTTAGCATGAGTATTTAAAAGCAACATAATTTCTTGAATAATTTTTTGATCTTTAGTAGCGTGATGACAATCTGGAGTTACTACTGATTTAATCTCCATACTATCTGCAATTTCTAATAGTTCATTATTTAATTCTTTAGGATTATGTGGCATAACCTCTACATAAAAATCATCTTTAAACACATCTTTAAACCACTTTAAAAGTCTTTTGGCTTCTGCATATTCTTTGTGCTCTAAAGCCTTTGCAATAAGACCAGACATGCAGGCTGATAAAACAATTAAACCATCTTTATATTTTTCTAATACTTCAAAATCAATTCTAGGTTTTTTATAAAATCCTTCTGTCCAACCTATTTCATTTAATCTATTTAAATTTTCTATTCCTTGTTGATTTTTAGCAAGGATAACAATATGATTATAAACTAAGTCTAAAGGGTTATTTCCTCTTTCTGCTTTATCTCTTCTATCAAATCTATCATGAGTAATATAGCCTTCTATACCAAGAATTGGCTTTATACCCTCGGCTTTTGCTGCACGATACATAGGACGATGTCCAGATAGTGCACCATGATCTGTAATGGCTATGGCTTGCATTTCGTTTACTTTAGCACGTTTGCAATACTCTTCAGGTGTTGCCACGCCATCCATTAATGAATAGTGTGTGTGGACGTGCAGAGGTACGTAATTCAAACCATAGCCTTTCAGTTATTTACCAGTCAACGGATGTTGAGGTAGCGGGATTATCAAATCCCAAGTAAAATGCTTCTTGTTCTGCGTACGGAACTTTTTTCAAAGCATTCTCAATATTTGGAAATTCGAATTTGGACCAATCAAATGGTTCAGCATCTTGTTTCAATGGAATTAAAGTATAGGTTGTTTCTGTACCTTTTCCATTTCTTTTTAATTTCCAAGACATATTAGATAGGCTTGATGATTCAGAAGCGTATTCTCTGATTGTATTAAATGTTGCAGATTTTGAAACACCCATGCTCCATACTGCAATGTATGGTTCATTGATTCCATCATCTACTAAAACATTTGTATAAAAACGAAGACGTGCTGACCATCCTGCTTTAGGATCTTTACGGTGCATTTCTTCTGCCCAGTCTTTTCCTTCTGTATCCATAGTATCTACAGCCTTACGCTTGTAGTCTTTTGGATTTGTGTGTTCCTTTACAACGATAGCAAGTCCACGCTTTTCATCATAGTGTGGAGAGTCTGCATCTAATTCACTTACAAATCGAATTTGAACACTTTGACCATCGTCTAGTTTTAGCCACTTTATCTTTGGGCTGTTTGAATCATATTTTGGCTTATCAAGTGCAGCCTCAATATTTTTTAGTCCTTTTATAATTGACATACTTTTTCTCCTTAATGTTTTGCTCTGTATATGAGCAGTTATCCTAGTTTAGCATAGAGTATAGTAGATTGTCAAACTTATCTACGAAAGACTTTAAGTCTTCATCTGACAGATCTGAAACATCTTTTACACCCTCTGGAAGTTCAGGTGCTACACATCCTGATCCAAAAAAATCTATCATTTTTTTAGACATATTTTTTCCAGCCTCATCATTATCTCCTAAAACTATAACTTGATTAAAGTATTGTTTTAGAAGTTTTCTTTGTTCTTTTGATATTGTTGCACCCAAAGTAGCAACTGCGTGGACTCCGACTTGTTCTAATCTTATTGCATCAAATGATGACTCTACAACAAATACCTTGTCATGTCTTTTTGCTCTTTGTAAATTAAATAAAGTTTTACTTTTTTGTAAACCAGGAGTATTCTTAAACACCTTACCCTCTACCGATCTTCCAACAAACCCAAGACACAAGCCATCTGGGGAATAAACAGGTATAGTAACCATATCTTGTTTATCCGAATATCCTAGTTTATACTTAATAACACTTTCTTTAGTTATCTTTCTTGACTTATAATAATCTGCTGCTCTTTGCATACTCAAAGCATTACTATTTAATTTATCTATCATCTCAGAATCATACTCTTCAAAATCTACTTTCTTTTCAAGCATCTCTGTAACATTCTCTAAAATATTTTTACTATCTGATTTTGAATCAATAAGTCTAGCAGCCTCAAAGAATGATCTGCCAGATGCTTCCATTATAACTTCTTCTAAATTTTTTGTTTCCTGACAAGCAAAGCAATAAAACATTCCATTAGTTTTATGAACTTCTGCTGCTGGGGTTCTATTGTTACTATGAAATGGACAAAATATAATAAAGTCTATATCTACTTCTGATACTATATCTATTCCAGATGCTAGAAGACTTCTTCTGATTTGAGATTCTGAGTAGTAGTTGATGTTATAACTTGGTTCTTGTCTATTCCCTTTACGCATTTTGCTTTCTTCTTTCCAACGTATACTCCATAAACTGATAGTTTAAATTCAAATGTCTTTCCATTATAACTGATTGTGAAGTCTGGGTCAATGTCATATCTTGGAACATATCCTTTGTTTCTCATACCGTTGCAGACCATGTTAATGTATTGATCTTTTATCTTAGGAATTTTTGCATCATCAAAGATCTCACCCTCTAAACCAAATTTAGTAATCTTACGATGATTGTATGACATACCTAAATTATATCAATGGTATTTAAGATGCCCCCTCATTATCCTTATACATGAATCTTCCAGAGTCAAAGTCAATGTCAATCATAAATTCTCCAGAAAAACCGTGTCTATTCTTTCTAAAGATACATTCTAGAATACTGCTTCCCGCTGCTCTACCTAATGCTAATACCCAATCAGCATCATAGGCTAACTGTCTAGACCAAGCAACTTGACCTAAAGATGGAACGCTGTACATGTCAGTAGCATCGTCTGGGGTTGCAGATGCAATAGCAACAATAGGAACCTGCTCAGATATTGCAAGAATCTTTAATTCTCTAGAAATATTTTTAATCTTTACTACTTCATTATCTGTATAGTTGTTTGATTGCATTAATTGAATATAATCAACGAATACTATATCTGGAGAATATTGATCTACTTTACCCCTTAAAACTGATGGGCTAACTTCTCCCAATCCATCGTTAGATACAATATGAAATGGTGGCATATTCTTTAAATGTTGATCTCCCCATAGTTTAAAAGATTCTGGATCTACCACTCCAGCACTTAACTTTCTATGTGAAAACATTCCTTGTCCCATAATTGTATATACACGATTACGAACTTCTGTCTCTGTCATTTCAAGAGATAGGACTAATGGTTTTCTTCCGTTCTTCCATGCTTGAACAGCCATAAAAAGTGCAAGCCAAGACTTACCAATAGCAGGATAAGCAAGAAGGATACCAAACTGACCAGGAGCAATACCCGCTGGAAGATAGTTATCAAAACCCGCAAGACCTGTTTTAATACCTGCAAGACCTTTTTCATTCATTTCCTTTACATGTTTGTAGTAAGCAAGAGCATCTTCAATGTCAACTGCGTCAACATCTCTAATGTCTGCTGTAATTCTTTTTAATTCAGAAGTCTTAGTAATAATACTATTAAGGGCTTCGTTTGGTTGATTATTTTTTAATTTACTAGCAGTGTCCATTAATACATTACTTAAACTACTTTGCAAATGCTCAGTTCTCAATTCTTCAAGATGATGCTTAGTGCCACCAATTTCTCCTACAGGATCAAAGTCTCTAAACTTTTCTACAACTAAATCAATTGGTGGTACGGAACTATTTTGTTCTTGATAATTTCTAATAAAATCCCAAACATCTTTATGAGTTTTAAATAAAGAATCTGGATTTGCTTGAAGCAATACGTGTATCTGTTTATCTTTTAGTACAGCAGATAGTACCTTGCCTTCTAACTCTGCTGACATTAATTCTCCAACCATTTCTTCGCCTGATTGCGAAGCACCGATCTAATTCTAGCATCTTCTGTTCTTATAGTCAAATTCTTGAATACCTTGTCTGCATGATTTGTAAACCATTTCCAATCTGGAGTTTCTGAAACTTCAAAATAATAATCTACCATATCGTAACAAACTTCTAAGCCGTAAGAGTCAATGAGTGATTGAGATGCCCACTGCTCTACATGTATGTTTATGTTTAACTTTATATCTTTTTCAGATGCAAGTTTTTTAAATCTAGTTATTAGTGCGTATCTACTCTTACGATCAGCCACTACCCTAGTTCTTTCTTCGCATCCTCAATTTTTTCTACCACTTTTGTTTCTACAAACTTATAGACACGTTCCATAGCATCTTCGTGATTCTCTCCATCACGAACAAAGTCTGTACAACCTAAATCAACTCTGAGGCTTTGAAAGTTTCCTAAATTTAATGTGTAACCCAATGTTACATTTACTGTTGTTTTGTCAATCATTGACTACCACGTTTCTTCTTGCCATACAGGAATGAACCGCCCATCCTCTGTCTTCGTATATAACATTATACTATCTCCTATCAAAGAACGCAACTCCTTCTCTGTAACAAGATCTTTACGAGGAGTAATTCTTCCATCTTTTCTAGGTCTTCCTTTATGTATTGTAGCAAGAACTGCACGAATTGTAAAGAGGTCATCTTCTGAAAAATAAGACATTTGTTGAAATTTTCTTTGACCACCTGGAGTAGTTCCAACTGGTGGAGATATTAGTCCTAAATCAATCCATCTTTCCATTTGCATTCTTGATCTTCTAAATATTTTTAAAGTACTGCCCACATTAAAGGCTCTTCTTCTATGCTTTTTAAAATCACTATACAACATGGTTTGTTCTTTATCTAGATTAAAATTATAAAGTTCACATATATCGTTTGCTCTATTATAATGTAATAGTCTTACAAGATTTTTGTCTAA